TCGTACAGGGCCACCGTATAGGAGCCGATGGACGAGGATGCCGGCGTATAGGTTACGGACACACCCGTCTCAACATCTTCAGCAAATCCGCAGCCCATGAGTGCCTTGCCCCATTCCGGGGCCGTGCCCGCCGTCCCGGACCCTTTGAGTTCTATGTCGAACTCGATGGTCGCGGATCTGGCGCCCGGCACCGAAGAAAACGGTGACAATGACGAGCTGCGCATGGGCCGCTGGAACATGGGCGTATCCGGCGTGAATTTTCCGTTGGCGTGCAATATCGCGTCAGCAGCAGCCAAGGTTTCGGCGGTGCCCTCTTCGCTTTCCAATTTGATCGCCAACTGGGTTTTTGCTTCTAACATAATGAAACTCCCTTTGGTTTATAGTTGATTCAGTTTACCTCTTGTTTGTCCGGTTTATTTTCATTCGATGTTCGATGTTGAACGTTCGATGTTGGACGTTCATCTTTTTTATCGATCACCGTAGTAACTCCTTCCCGACTCTCATCCTTGATTTTCTGCGAATTATCGGCCATTGTGCCCTCCTTTAGTTTTCAGGTTTCAGTATTTCCTGACACCTGACACCTGACACCCGTCCTACGTTGCAGAGTAAAGCAGCGACTGCCCGGTCTCATACTCCGCCGAATATACGGAAATCCCGCCCCCGAACCATACGGCCGCTTGCCGGATCAGCTTGAACGGAAAAATCTCCAGAGAAAGCTGCTTCGCATACAGCACATCCCGGACGGCATCGAGCATGGCGTAAGTTCCGGGATTGCCGGTACCGCCGCGCCGGGCCTCTTCCTCTTTTCGCAAATTCTTGTCGCACACGAAAATATAATACGTCATCTTCTCGGTTTTCCGCGATCCGTGTTCCGTGTACGTTGACCCGCCGTAGACCACATATATGGCGGGAAACAGGGCCACCAGGCGCTTGATATCCTCTTCTTCCAGCTCTCCCTGGTAGGATTTTACAGTGCGCACGCCCAGGGACGCCTTGAGCACGTCAACCGCCGTGATGACGGCGTCTTCGATCTGTTCGACGGTATAGCTGGCCATCTGGTTTCTCGCTTTCTAGTAATTATCCAGGCTGCCCGCAGAGCTGTCCGATTCCCTGCCGATGGAAAAAATGCGGTCGCTTTTGCTTCGGGTGGTTTCCACACCGGCATCCGATGACGGGTCCGGGGAATCGCTTCCCAGGGACAGTTTGCCTTTGGCGATTTCCCCCAGCAGTTTCCGGTCCGTATCGCAGCGCTCTTTTCGTGTTTCCGGAATCGTGAGATGCGGCCGCCGTCCGTACAGGTTGCAGATGGCCAGATCCACGCTCATTCGGCGAACCATACCGGGCGTAGATGCCAGGGGCAGACTGTATCGAAGAGACAAAAACGAATCGATCTCGTCGTCCGCATCTTCGATAGCGCGATCCACATTGCCGGTATCCACCGCGCCGACACCGTCGTCATCGGTCAGCTCGATCAGGATCTCTTCGGGAATCTGTTTCTCTATGTCACTCAGTTCGCAATAGGGCATTATTTCTTATCCTTGGGCTTGCCCGCCGATTGTTCGGAGGACTTTTTCTCCTGAACCGGCCTGACGCTCTTTCCAAGCAATTTCGCTTGTTCTTCGGTCAACTCGATTTCAACACCCGGAGCGTAAATTTTGGCTTTTTTATCGCCTTTTTCCCCATGCTTAATATGGGTTCCCTGCACAATGTATCTCGGCATTTTTTCTCCTTTCAGATTTAAGGTTTCATCGGTGCGGTTTGAGTTTTTATGCCACGGCATCCTCGATGAAATATCCCAGGTCGCTGGCAATGACATGCTCGTCCGAATTCCAGGCCACCTTGAAGTAATGGGCACCTTTAATCCCGCGTTTTTTGTCGAAGTCCCGCTGGGTCTGACGCAGCATTTCGCAAATCGTTAAGCCGAATGTAATAGATTTGATTCCTGGATTTCTCATAACATGGAGCGCCGCGCAATGTTTCCCCCAAAGCCGGGTATACGTCGCCGTCTGACCCTCTTTGGAGGTAATATACCGGCCCCGGCCCACCAGAATCCGTTCAACTTCCATCAAAGACGCAACTTCCGACTTGGTAGCCAATCCGCCCGGAGATCCCTGGTACCGGGTAGCGCCCTTGACCGCGTCCAGAACTTCCGGAAGGGCTCTGTATTTCATCCAGGCTTCGGCCCCGAACACCAAGGTGTTGGCCCGAAGAAAGCAGGTCTCCACGGCTGTGAGAACATCCTGGACCGGGTCGTCCGCATTGCCGCCCCACTGGCCAGTGCCCGAAAGTTGAGTCTTGTTGCCCACCGGATACGTCGCCGCACTGAACACAATGTCCACAACCCTTTTTTCCTGGGCGACATCCATGAGCAAGTTTACGAAATCGTTGGTATCGACTTCCGGAGAGAGCGGATTGTCCGCATTGTCGATGGTCTCCTGGGGCAGCCAGTCTCCCAGGGCATGATCTTTAACCGAATAATTGTCTTCAGCGGTTCCCCAGTCCACTTCATTGGGAAGCGCTTTGGGGCCTATGGAATCATCCACCAGTTTGAAGCTGTCTTCTTTGTTGTATTTAATGATGATATCCGAACGCTTTCCCACTTTCACAGTGGGCATTACTTCCGTCCAGATCATTTCCTCATTCCGGTATTTTATCGACAGATTCGACAATACCGCATCTACGTGCAGATCGGTTGGTTCAGGCATGATATTTTCCTCCTCTTGGGCTTTTCGCCCGGGTTAATTTATTCGCTCATGACATATTCCAGGAAAAATATGATTTTTCCGGCGGTCAGATCATGTGTGGCGATAGTTAAGGTGAGCGTCCGTGCTGCCGTCAATTTTACCATTGTAGCAGCCGTACCAACCGGGACCAACTCGAACTGGCCAGACAGGGTATCGGCATCCACTGCGGACAGCAGATCGTTACCGGTATTGGCCTTCAGGGCTATGGTGCCATCGTTGCTCTCACTTTCGCATGCCGTGATGACATCGCCGAATCCCCTGACGACAATGGCATTGTCCGGCAGGTCAACTTCCAGGCTGATATCGCCCACTGCGCCGCCGTGTTCGTCGAAATCATAAGTGGCCCGGGCCAACCCCTTAAATGTTATTCCATCGACTCCGGCCGGAGAATTAAGCACTCCCTGTGCCAGCAAGACCGGTATGATGTCGTCGGCCACGCCCGATGCGCAGGCAAACCCGATAATATTTTGACCCAATATGGCGGCAACGCCTTTGGCGTTGGCGTCCGATGTGATTGGGCCTCCCCTGGTCACCGTACCGCCCAGTTTCAACCGGCTGATACCGGACATCATCACCCGAACCGGATCGTCCGCAGTGTCCGTGATATGCTGAAATATTGCCAGCAGGTTGTCGGTAGCACCCGTGGCGACGCTCATGGTGTCATCATCCGCCCCGAACTTGGCAATGGTAAATGCCGTGGCAATCGCCGCCGTACATTTGACTTTTTTCTCGATTCCCGATGTTTGACCTATCATGATTTCTCCTCCTTAATGAGCTGATAATTTTTATCAGCGGTTTTTAAAAAGATCCGGATGTTTTCCCGACACCGCGATAACAGCGTCTTTGTAGGATACTTCTTTGTTTTTCTCCTGAAAATCCGCGATCAATTGATCGCGTTTTTCCGCATCGCTCCCGTCGCCGACATCGAGATCACGTTTGGCGATCTCTTTAAACGTAATGAGCTTAGGAATCTGGTTTTCGAAAAAGTCCTTGAGCCAGTCATAATGGCTCGATTTTTTCTTTTCCTCTCCGAACTCGATAACATCGCTGCCGGCCGCCAGGAATTCCATGATTTGAGGAAGCCCAGATTTAACCCAGGCGGGCGCGATCTTGCCTTTCTTAACCATATCCTCGCACCAGGTCGAGATATCTTGATTATGGGCCTCACGCTGCGCCTGCTTGGTTTTTTCGGCGAACTCGGCGATTACTTTTTCCCGTTCCGCATCCGCCGCTTCTTTTTTGGCCTTTTCGATGTCCGCCTCTGTAAATGAGGAAACTTTCTCCTTGCCGGTGGATTTTGACTTAAAAAGGTCCGGCACTTCCACGTCCGGATCTTCTTCGGCCTGCTTCCAAAATTTGAAAAGCTCCATAAATTCACTAAATTTCATCTTGGCCTCCTTTCGGTATTCACCGATGTTAAATTTTTTACGAAATTTATTTAATCGCTCATTGATAATAGAGCGTTCCTGAGAAGTATACTGAGCCAGGTTGTCCGCCTGGCCCCAGTAGCTTGCGGCTGTCCGGGTCTGGTTTGCATCCGGGCACGGATACCGATAATTCACCGGGTCCAGAAACTGATCGTCGGGCACGTTTTTCCACTGGCCCGGTTTGGTCACGTGGCCGCCGTCTTTGACGGCGATTTTGTATTTTTCGGATCTGGCATCCTGCGCGGCTTTGTCTTCTTTGGATGCCGAGAACTCAAATGTGAGCATGGTTTCACCGTCATCGAATTTTAGATCCGCCAATCCCTTGACTGCAGGCGGCGCAGCGCCCAAAAATCCCACATGCCTGAGCCTGCCGTCCGGATAAAAACTGGCCGACCGCTTCTTGAAAAGACCCTGTTTGGCGATTGCCTCGAATTCCGGAACCACGTCTCTGACTTTGGCCAGCAGCCTATTTCCGGATTGTTTCAGTCCCTGCACCCATCCGAACGCAGGGGCATTATCTTTGGGATGGCCCACCACAATGGGCGGTTCGTGATATGACGGATTGAACGTTTCAACGGCCCGCGCAATCAGCGCGTTACCGTCATGTTCTCTTCCGCCACTGTCAATCTGTTTGCCCCCGCGAAAAATTTCTATCCAGTCGCCAAAGCCTTTAAAGTCCATTTTTCCCCCTAACCCCATTGTCGGTTACCATCGGCGGGCTCCCATCTTCAAAATGTTTTATTGTCTTTTCAGACAAAAGTGCACCTTCGCCATCATAAACCTGCTGGCGAATAGTGTCGATAACATGTCCATCGAAATATCCATACTCATCCACGCGCTTTGATATCAGGATGCCGTCTACATCTCTTGTTTCTTCGATCCAGGTCTGAACCTTTCCGTCCTTATCCTTGACAACATTGATTGATGATGTAAATTCTTCCACAGACTCGATTTCCTTATGACAGTACGGGCAGATCATTGAGCAATCCTCCATTTGTCGGTACCAGGTTTTGAGTTAAACGATATGCATTCGCATGCTTAAAGTGTCCCAAATAGGACATGATCGATTCTCTTGTAGCACTCCGGTCGAATATCTTCTGCTTCAGATGATTCACCACGCGCCGCCGCACGAGAATATAAAACGGCCTGACGATATACCCAAGATAATCGATGCCATTACCGATCGGGATGATGGCCGTTTTCTTTTCGTTAAGATCAAGATCCAGGATACTTTTCAAAAACGCATCGACCTTTTCGTTCCATACTTTCAGTTGCTCTTTATTTTCGTGTAGAATCAGAGCATCGTCCGAATAGCGCATGTAATACCGGCATTTCAGATCATGCTTTACAAATTGATCCAGCTCGTTTAAATACGCGTTCGCAAAAAATTGACTCGTTAAATTGCCGATCGGCAGCCCCTTGTTTTTATCCTGCCAGAAGAGCGATTTGTGTTTAGGCACATACTGAAGCAGATCATTTCCCCTGGTCATCCGGCAATTTTCAGTACAGTCATTGAAAATAATTATTTCGGACAGCCAGATCATGTCCGAATCGTCAGTATATTTTTTCAACAGTCCGAACAGAATATTTTTGTTAATAGTAACGAAAAAGGATCTCACATCCAGTTGCAGACAATATGCCATGCGCGAATTGTTTCGGGTTACGCTCCGGGTAAATCCCTGCAATCGCTTAACTGCTGCGTGGGTGCCTTTATCTTTGCGACACGCATAGCTGTCATAAATAAATTTGGGCTCTGCCATCGGCTCCAAATGATCCACCAATACATGATGAACCACGCGGTCCCGGAAGTCCGCAGCGAATATCTCTCTGAGCTTGGGCCGGTCCACCACAAAACATATGGATCTTGACGGGCGATATGTCCGGGCGTTCAACTCTTCTTCCAGGCGCAGCAAGTTTTGCTCCGCATCGATTTCAAAGGCGAGCTGGTTGATGGTGTTTCTTTTATTTTTACGGCACTTGAGATAACTGCCGTAAAGCTGTTTATATGTTAACATCCCTGGACATCCTCGGCACAGACGAACGTAATACTTATTCGTCTGCTTATTGTTGTTGTTCACGTTCCCGTTGTTGAAATTCACGTTGAATGAGTTCGTTGTGTTGTCGGGACGCGTAGACGCTTTGTTTGTTTACTTTAGATCTCGGCATCGATCTCTTTTGAGTACGAAACCGCGATAATTATATGCCCCCTGGGCGAAACAAACGCAGGATAATTATGGCTCTCTCGATCCGCCTTCCTTCAATGCGAATCAATTCCGGCCGGGTTGTTTTTGCGATTTCAGCCAGCCCGCACACTGTTTGACAACACTATCGACCATCTTCACCGACACCTCAAAACTTTTAAAACTGTTAAAGGCTTTAACTTCTTTACATATTTTCACTAAAATTTTTATTTCTTCCAAAACATCTTTTAGTTGTAGAAGAAGGGGTACCTTGTCTCGCGCATCATTAGCCTTAATGATGAGCATCACCGACTTGATGCTTAACCGTCTCAGATCCGCGCCGATCACATACTTATGATTCCGATCAAAATTCCTGATGATCTTCTCAAAATATATACACAAATCCATCGCAGCCTTATATATCGGCAAATGTTCGTAGTGTGCCATTTTTCAAAGAGCAAATGGTTAAAGTTTTAAAATACCCAAATAATCTATCCTCGGCACAGACGAACGTAATACTTAGTCGTCTGCTTATTGCTGCCGCTCACGAGCCCGTAGTAGAAATCCACGCTGAATGAGTGCACCGTGTAGCCGGGACGCGCAGACGCCGTCCAATGATAGGATGACGGTGTTGACGGAAAAACCGTGGTATTGATACAGGGGTTATATTCCCCTAAATCCACGATGGTCGGCAGTTCCAAATAATTCGGAATCCGCCAATCCGTGTATCCCCCCAGGGCGTTGGCGTTGGCCTGGGCCAGGGCATCCCATATCAGATCGCCCACCGTGGTAACCACAACCGTGTCTCCCGCCGCTTCGTCGGCAACCCCTTCCACCGTGGTGATATCGTTGGCGTCTATGGCCGAAACCGTATAAGTCCTGTCATTGGAGTCGGTGCCAGAAATAGTAATTACTCGCCCATCACACAAGGCGTTCGTGTTGAAATCCCCCCCGGCGCTGTGTATTTTTCCGGTGGCGTTAATAAACGAAATATCGGTTTTTGTGATGGTCCATGCTTCCCAAAACAGCTGACCATTGGCCGCCGGGCCGATATCCGATGTAACAACAAAACGCTGCCAATCCAGACCGGTATTTTCGTCATGGGCTATATTGTTGGATACATTAGCAGTTTTGCCATTAATGGTGATCGCAGTGGTTCCGCTTTGAGCGCCGGTGGATCGTACCGTAAAACGTTTCTCAATTCCCTTTTGCAGATCCCCGTCGTCGCCGTCAATATAGCTGATGGTCTGCCCGGTTTTTAATAATTGCGTGTGAGGAAGTCCTCGTATTTTAGACATATTTTATTCCTCTATATGTGGCTATTAAAACGATGTGGCTATTAAAACGTTCCTGAAAAATAAATGTACAGCATCCCGCTATCTATGACATCTACTTCTATGCCGTTGCAAAGCTGGTTGATGTCCTGCTCGATCGATATTCCGGTGCCTCCAGCGTAGGAGTTTTCATCCCACAGCGTCCTTCCGGTGGAATCAAGAACTACCATGTCCTCGGCAGCAGCAGCCGGTTCCTGCCACACCATTTTTGTTACGAATATCTGTCCGGCATAAATGACGCCTGCCGTGTCGATTTTAAAAGGGCTCCCATCTAAATCATTCATTGGATTGACCTCCGTTGATTTCCCTGTTTTTTTATCGCGCCCCTCCCATAAGAACCAGAAGATTAGAACAGCAGAGGATAAGAAAGTTGGAAAATTTGAGAGCTTCCGACCTTCTTACCTTCACACATTCTTACCCTCTTATCCCAATACATAATCCGAGAGCGCGGCCCTCATCTCGGCCCAATCCTCATCCTGGATCACGAGATATTCCCGCGCCGGGATATCGCCCCAGGGCAGCTTCATTTTTCGTTTATGCGCCTTCACCCGGACCCCCTTTCTCAGATGCTCCCGCACGTTGGCCACCACGGTACCGAAGCTTCCCTTTTTCGCGCCGAACTGGTGGACCGCGCCATAAATTTTGTTTGTGCCAACGGCGGCGCTGTCTTTATCTGCCGTGCTGTGAATGCTTCCGGCCAGGCCGGCGCCCAGGCCCTGGTCCATCAAAATTTTGGCCCCTTTGCCCCGGCGCTTTTCCGTGGTTTTGGAATGCTTTTTCCATTTTTTGGGACGCCCGCTTTTTTCGAAGTTCCGGATCACCGAAGTCCGGCCAATGGCACCGATGATCTTCATGGCCGGGGTCAGGTCTCCCAGGTTTTTTTGAATCCGTTCCAGAAGGTCTGCGACCTCCCGGTCATCCACGGTAACTTCTATTGCGGCGCCGCTCAATCTCTAAACCCTTCCTTTCCCGGGTGGTAATCCCATCCCGGATCGATTCCTTTGGGAATCAAATGGACAATGCCGGTATCCTTGTCCTGCCACTCGTAATGCGTAATTTCCGGGGCATCCATCCGAACTGGGTATGGTCCCTTTGCCTCTTCTTTTTTCAGCCGTTCCACCTCACGGGCGGAGTGATTGACCACCCCTCATTTACACCCCCAGCCGTTGGGCGGATAATGGGTGTTCCACCAGGGATGGTCCGCAGGCAGCACGATATTGTACCAGGCCTGGTGCTCGGGCCTTGGATTGCTCGAACTGGAGCCCACATACCGCAGGTAGGGCCGGGCCGCCAAAACGTCCGGATCGGTCATTTGTCGATATCCGCCCTGGGAATAGGCCACGGCCATATTGGTGTTCAGCATGACCGCCGTTCGCCATCCTTTTCCGCCGTTGTAGATCCAGCCGTGTTTTTGTACGATCTCATCGAATTCCTTGCGAAACGGTGCCAGGGTTGTGCCCTCGGCAATGGCCTTGTCGATGGCGGCTCTCAGATCCTCGATCAATTCTTTCTGCATGGCGCCGGCCACGGAAAAGGCCCGGTCATGCATGGATTTCCAAAGATCCTTCCATGTGGCCGTGGGCACATTGATCTTTCGTCGAAAATAATCGATGGCCTCGTCAAATGGCAGATCCATATAGTTAGCGCTCCTGGGCATCGAACCTCCCGGACAGATCGGCCAGCACAAGCGCCCGCTGCATCAGCTCTCCCATAGCCGAGGCGTCCATGTTATTATTTACTTCCAGCAGTCGCTTCTTAAACTCCGCCAGGGAATTGACCGATAAAAGCAGGTCCCGTACCGGTGCCATTGTTTCGTATAGATCGGCATCGGCGTCGGAAAGCGCTTTTTCCCCCAGGGCGTTTAATGTCTCCGCAGGGGAAAGGTCCCCGGCATTTTCCGCAAATTCACCCGCCCTCCGGTTCTCCGATTCCCCGGCTCCCCGGATCCCCGGCTCAACAATATCTTCCCCTTCTTCCGGCTCCGGTATGGCATAAGTTTCATAAAAATAGCGTTTTCCCACGGGCAGCCCGATGTCTTTAGCGATAATCTTGTCTCTTTCGGCCAAAGGCCTGAGATCACCTTCTTCTTTGGTTCTGATCCAGAGTTTGGGATATTCGGAAACGTTCGGAAAATTATAATCCGCGATCCACTTGATCAGCGTATCATTGAGGCATTCGCACAACAGATCCGAATCGGCCTTCAGAATATCCTGACGTACCTCTTCCTGAGATTCCTCACTGCCCAGCTTGCCGGGGGTTCCTTCCGTGGATGCCGTCTGTCCCAGGGCCGCCTTGGAATTCTGCTTGTCCATATACTCGCACATGGCTTCATAGCTTACCTTGCCGGTGCGGGCCGCCTCTAAAAGCTCGATGCCCATTGTATTCGGTATTTTGACGCCGGTTTCAGTCTGGATGGCCTCGATGGCATCCAACAGTTTCTGCTGCTGTTCTTTGGGCGTTCCCGGCGGATACTTGCCCAATCCGGTCGGCATGCCGAACTTGTCCAAAAACACGAGCCAGAATTTGATGCCGTTTTTTTTGAACCATACGGGCCACCACATTTTTTGCCCAATGCCTTTGCCGTATGGGTTGTCGCTGGACCCCCAGATAAAGACGATAAATTTTCGATCCGGCACCGGTTCGCCTTCGATCATATTTTGAGGGGTAAGCAATCTCAGCTCTCGCTCCATCGTAAAGGAAAATCGCCTCGGGTGCTTTCCGATGATCTTCCCGGGTACCCATGATCCCTTGTTGGCCTTCCATATGATTTCGGCCACAAAAAATCCGTATAAAACCCCTTGTAAGAGTTCCTGACAGGCTTGCGTAAAATTGAAGGACTCCAAAGTCTTGGAGACAAAAGCCGCGATTTTTCCGGACTGATCATCATCGGCCCCGGCTGTTATGCCCCATTCTTTGCCCACCACAGCCAGATACCGCGTTTGCAGTACTGCGCCGGCATGGGGGTCGCGGTCCACTTCATCGTAGAGCTTAAGACCTTTGCCCTTGGCTTCGGTGCGGAGTGTGGGGTCCGGGTTTTCAAGGCGGTTAAGCCACCCGGCAAACATGTCGATGTCTTTGGAAGTGGTGGCGATCTCATCGGTGATGGGCTTGCCCGCCGCTTTTTCTTTTTCATTTTCAGCCATTGAGATAATTTCCCATGCTCGTATAACTTCTGCGATTTCCGGTGGATTCAAATTCTATTGGCCCGCCGCCATCCTGGAGCATATCCACCGCGCCTTGTAGGCCGTCCGGCCCGTCGTCATTAACGTTTTTATTGTCGATATAAATGAGCTGCTCAACGAGCAGTTCCTGGTCGCTGTGATTCTTTTCGAACAATATCAGCCCATGCTCGACCAGATAGCTCAAGGAGCCGACGATTCTGGCCCGCTTGTTTCCGGAATGATGTTTCGGCATCCAGGGCAGATACCGGTTGCGCCGTTTGGCCTCCTGCTGGATGGCTTCATGAAGAAAATCCTTGAACATGTTTTCTTCGATGCCGATATTCCCGCCATAATGATCCACCTGATGATATGCGGCCCCAAACATTTCGCCGATGGTGGCCTTGCGTATCCATGCGTGGAGGCACCTGAAAATGAGCTGCTCATATTTTTCAGAGCTGACCGTGATGACCGACTTGAAGTCGGATGATTCCGTGCTGGTTGCGCTCGGATCGACAAATGAGGCAACCTGCAACACATGGTTGACGATTTCGATGCGTTTATAATATCGGAACCATACCTCCCGGAAGGGGCTGTCTTCGGCGCCGGTGAGATTCATCATCTCCGCATTGAAATCCACCGTGCCCATCTGGCGCCGCTTTTTCTCCAGGCGTTCCGGAGGCCAGAGTGCCGGCCACAGAGGACGCTGATCCGGCTTGCCGTAGTCGATCCACGCCCGATAGATACGGCTAACATAAAGCGGATTTCCTTCTTCGTCTTTTTCAGCAATGAACTGGGATAGAACCGATTTCGGGTGAAACAGGTTGCCGATCATCAAAAACGTATAGCCCGCGCCCATCGAGCCGATCACGGCCCGTCTCAACCATCGAATGCCTTTTTCGACCAGTTTGGGGTTTTCGACATTCTCATCATTTTCAAAATCGTCCACGATGACTTTGTCCGGACGGTGCTGACGATTTTTAAGTCCCCGGACCTTTTCGCCTTTTCCCCTGGCCAGTACACGAACGCCGTTTCGGGTTGTAAAATCATTGTTTTTCCAGATGCCTCCGCGAAAATTCCCGAAATCGTTTCTAATTCGCGGGTTATCCTCCAGCTCCAGGCGGATGGGCAAAGTGAAGCCCGTGGCCTGGTCATTGGTGTCGGACACGATAATGATGAACCAGCGCAAGTCATAGCAAATGTCATGGATAGGATCGCCGAACGTAAAAAACGTGGATTTGGCATGCTCTCTGGGTGCAGCCACAAAAACGGACTCGTCCCGAATTTCCGCAAGGTCGCCCCATTCCTCGTGAAAGTCGCCGAATTCCACCGTGAAATAATGGGGAAGATAAGTCTCCATGAAAAAAAGTTTGTCCCATTTTCCCCGCTCGATGCGTTTGGCCTGCTTCTCCGGAGTGTCGTTTTCAAAGGGCGAAACAGAATCCTGTATCCAGGATTTGAGGTTTTCCGCCCATTGATCGAACTTGTGTTCGGTAAGTTTAGGCCGTTTGCGCATGCTGTTCCTTGAATTTTTGAACGATGGTTTCGAAATTTCTGCCGAACACCTTCAGCGCCTCTGGATCGATCTCTTTGAGGATCTCTGCGATAAATTCCAGATTTTCCAGGAATATCTTGGGCAGATCCACATCCGGCGCAGTGTTTTCCTGCCCTTTGGATTCCCGTTCCCTGGCCAGTTTTTCCAGGCGAATCACCGCGTACACATCCTGGGGGTCCAGGTTGTTCGACGCCCGCTCCATCATGTTTTCCCTGAGCTTTGCCAGGTTGCTCTTGAGCATGCGGCGCCGCTGGAAGTATTCCTCCCGGAGCTTTTTCCAGTCGCCATCCGTAGACCAGCGCCGGATTGTGGAAAGCCCGATGTCCAGCCGGTCCGCGATTTCTTCGTGGGTTAAGCGGCATTCCACAAACATTTCTTCGGCCTGAAACCGGATCTCCAGATCATGCTCTTTGGCCATTGATCCTCCGAATGCAAATGATGGAATTTGCAAGGGCTCTTATGCTCAGGTTTAATGCAAGCATCCGCAATTTGTGCCGAAATATAAGCCTTGCAATCATTTCCTCCCCCTGTGGTGCAGGATTTCCAGCCTGTCACTTTCCAGCCTGTCAACTAAATTGGTGGTCATTTTGGACAGCTCTTTCACCAGCTCCGTGAGCATGGCCGTTACTTTATCCTGCAACGCCTCCCGGCTTTTCCATAGCCTCCATATGGCCCCGCAGGTCGCAAAATTGAACGTTAGAGAAAGGACCAGGGCCACATCCTTGCTCCCGGCAATCTTCACAACATCAATCATCACAGGTTCTTTCGCTTGTGCTTGATGGCCGCCGTCTCGCCCATATCCTTCGCGGATTCGGACCGGCGCTTTAAGTCCGCGGCCGCATCGAATGCGTCCAGCGCGGACTCGAACTCTTCCACCATGTCGGCATCCACATTGCCCTGGCGGGTGAGCAGCGCACCGGTTTGCATGAGCAGGTCGGCGAGCTTGTCCCTGGGACTTTCCGGCTCCGATTCGGTTACGGCATCGAACCTTTTGGAAATCAAAAGCTGATCCAGCCGGGTGTTCAGCGCCTGGACCAGATCTTCAACGGATTGTTCCAGGCGTGTGAGCTGGCTGTAATGCCTCCCGTTTTTGCCCAGATATTCCAGCAGCGCATTTTTCAGTTTTTTGATTTTCTCAGGAGACTCTTTATCCATCAGCCCTTTCCTCCGTTTTTCTCAATATTTTAGGTTTGTCTTATTTCCCTTTTATGGCGCTGATTGCACCCTCGATTATGCCGGGTTTATTGTCACCGGCGATGATCCTTTTTTCCTTGCCGCGATCCCAGGTAGTAACGCCCAGTATTGTGCCCCATCCAATCCAGATCCATTGCGGCACATCGGGCGGCGTTTTCCCGGCAAGGGGCAACGCAAAATATATGAGCAGTATGGCTGCCGCAAACGCAAAACCGTTCACCGGTCTCCATGAGTACTGCAACCAGTGCTCGCTTTTGCTCTCGGCGCGCATGGTCTGATTGATTTCCCGGATTGTTCCCAGCCGCTCTTCCGTGTCGATCCGGGCGCTCTCCATCTGTAATTCTTCCAATCGCTCCTTGTGGCGCAGCTCCAACTCACGCAATTTTACAGCGGCCTGCGGGTCCGATTGCACGGCCTGGTATATGGCTGCCGAATCGTTTTCCACGCCGAACATTGATGCCATCATAGTCCCGATTGCCGCACCTCCGGGACCCCCCAGAGCACCGCCTAAAAGTGGAGCCCCGATTTTAGCTATTTGAGTGCCCAGATTTTTCCAGTCCATAATGACGATCCTTTCTAAATTTGTGATTTTCGCAGCCCGAATTTTTAATCCCGACCGCGAAAATCACCCATGCCTTGCCGCGCCGTGCCTTGCCTAGCCTAGCCCGGCCTTGCCCAGCCTAGCCCGTCTTATCCTATATATTTTTTATAATTGCGCACAAATTCCGCTACAGTTCCTCTGCCCAAACTTGTGTTGAAATGCTTTTTCCAATACCTCCCCAACGCCTCGACATTGTCATGGGGCGGAAGGGGCTCCGGGACCCGACGATAATGTATCCGGGCCATCGCCACCTGATAGGACAGGTTTGCCTCAAGGGCGCTGATCAGGACCGGTCCCACATCATATGCCGCGCCGGCCACCTGCCAGACCGTCTCGGCCAGATCCTCCCGATGCGCCAGATAATTGATCCAGATGTCCTTTTCCGTAGCCGGTTCCATCTGGAATACCCCGAGCGCCGGTCCGTCTCCAATCTGTCGCAAGTACGTTCCGAATCCGGACTCCTGGGCCGCCGTGCCCAGCAAAAGGTTCACCGCCGACATGGAATACATATTGAGTTCGGTTAAAACTCTCCTGATGAGGTATTCGAATTGATCTTTGTCCAGCGCCATGTTTCCTCCAAAAAAAAGGCCGATCCGTAACTTTTGTTAATTAAAATTACCCGGCGCCAAAAAAAAA